CAATACCTAAATCTGAAAAATGGATGAGAGATTATTTCTTCAGTGGTAAAGGTGGTTATGATGATAGAATGTCATATAAAGAATTTGCCTTAGGACCAGGACAAGAATTATTTAAAAGATTTGGTAATGACTAAAAGGCTTACCAGAACAATTCCTCCGGAATCAGGGCCCATGCCTCAGGGGTTGAATATTAACTATAATGGTGTTAAACAGATAAAACTTACGGAGAAAAAATATAATGGCAGATATAGACAAAGCACTTCCAAACGAAGTCAGAAAAACAGTTAATGTTCCTGGTGAAGAAGAAATTCAAGAAGAGATAATTGAAGAAGTTCAAGCAGTTCAAGAATCACCTGACGACGTTGAAGTTTCAGAAAACGAAGATGGATCAGTAGATATAAATCTTGATCCAGGTGCAGCATCACCTGAAGGTGGTGATGAACATTATGCAAACTTAGCAGAATTTTTACCTGATGATGTACTTGGAAGATTAGCATCAGATTTATCTAGTAAGTATCAAGACTACACTTCTTCAAGAAAAGATTGGGCACAAACTTATACACAAGGTTTAGACCTTTTAGGTTTTAAATATAATAATAGAACAGAACCTTTTTCAGGAGCTAGTGGTGCAACACACCCAGTACTAGCAGAAGCAGTCACACAGTTTCAAGCATTAGCTTATAAAGAATTACTTCCGGCAGATGGACCAGTTAGAACACAAACTATAGGTGTACCAACTCCAGAAAAAACTCAGCAAGCAACTAGAGTAAAAGATTTCATGAACTACGAGTTGATGGAAAAAATGAAAGAGTATGAACCAGATTTTGATCAGTTATTATTTAACTTACCATTAGCAGGTTCTGCTTTTAAAAAAGTCTACTATGACGATATGGAACAAAGAGCAGTTTCTAAATTTGTTCCTGCAGATGATTTAATTGTTCCGTACACAGCTACCTCATTAGATGATGCGGAAGCAATTATTCATCGTGTAAAAATTTCTGAAAACGATTTAAGAAAACAACAGGTTGGTGGATTCTATAAAGATATAGAAATAGGAAAACCTGGAGACAAAGAAACTGAAATTGAAAAAAAAGAAAGAGAACTTGAAGGAGTAACAAGAACTACAAACGAAGATGTTTATACATTATTAGAATGTCATATTGATTTAGACTTAGAAGGATTCGAAGATGTAAATCAAGAGACTGGTGAGCCATCAGGAATTAAAGTCCCATACATTGTAACACTTGAAGAAAATTCACGTGAAGTTTTATCTATTAGAAGAAACTATGAAATAGGTGATGCATTAAAAAATAAAATTAATTATTTTGTACACTTTAAATTTTTACCAGGTTTAGGTTTTTATGGTTTTGGTTTAATTCACATGATTGGTGGATTATCAAGAACTGCAACTTCTGCACTAAGACAATTGTTAGATGCAGGAACTTTATCTAACTTACCTGCAGGATTTAAAATGCGTGGTATTAGAATTAGAGATGATGCACAATCAATTCAACCAGGTGAGTTTAGAGATGTAGATGCACCAGGTGGAAATTTAAGAGATTCATTTATGATGTTACCATTTAAAGAACCATCAGCTACATTACTAAACCTGATGGGTATAGTTGTTCAAGCTGGTCAAAGGTTTGCATCGATCGCAGATTTACAAGTTGGTGATGGCAATCAACAAGCAGCAGTTGGAACAACAGTTGCTCTTCTTGAAAGAGGAAGTAGAACTATGTCTGCTATTCACAAAAGAATTTACTCTGCTCTTAAACAAGAATTTAAATTACTAGCTAGAGTATTCAAGTTATATCTACCACCGGAATATCCGTATGATGTAGTTGGGGGTCAAAGAATGATTAAACAAACTGACTTTGATGATAGAGTAGATATATTGCCAGTTGCGGATCCCAACATCTTTTCACAAACTCAGCGTATTTCCCTCGCGCAAACTGAGTTGCAACTGGCATCATCTAATCCACAAATGCATAATCTATATGCAGCCTATAGAAATATGTATGAAGCATTAGGTGTAAAAAATATTGATCAAGTTTTAATTAAACCAATGCAACCTATGCCAAAAGATCCGGCGTTAGAACACATTGATGCGTTAGCTGGAAAACAATTTCAAGCTTTTCCTGGTCAAGATCACAGAGCTCATATTACAGCTCACTTAAATTTTATGGCAACTAACATTGCTAGAAATAATCCAATGATTATGGCAAGTTTAGAAAAAAATATTTTTGAACATATTAGTTTAATGTCTCAAGAACAGATTGAATTAGAGTTTAGAGATGAATTAATTCAGTTACAACAAATGCAACAGATGGCACAACAGAATCCTGCACTACAACAACAGGTTCAAATGCTTACTCAGAAGATTGAAGGAAGAAAAGCTGTGTTAATTGCAGAGATGATGGAAGAATTTATGAAGGAAGAGAAGGAAATTACTTCACAATTTGACAATGATCCTATTGCAAAACTAAGATCAAGAGAATTAGACCTTAGAGCAATGGAAAATCAACGTAGAAAAGAACAAGATCAAGAGAGAATTAACCTTGATAAGATGAAAGCAATGATGAATCAGTCAAATCAAGAAGAAAAACTTGAACAAAACGAAGATTTAGCAAATTTAAGAGCTGATACATCAATTCAAAAAACTGTTTTGAGTAAAACTTTACCCAATGCAAAAGATATGATGCCAAATGTCGAAATTATTCGTAGTGGAAACGAATAAGAATGACAAAATACTAAAAAAAGGTTACTATAAAACAACTAAGGAGAAAAATTATGGAAAAATTAGATAAAATTGTTCAGATCAAGTCAGAAGACAAGATGAATCTTGAAATTGACCCAAGATCTAAGACAACAGCTGATGGTGCTTTCAACTACATCGCAAAAGGTGAAGAAGTTGAAGTAAGAGGCACTAAAAGAATGCTGAAAGAGAAGTCTAAAAAAGCTAGATGGATCTAACATGTGGTTTCAGGCAATTAAATTAGCCGTTTCTGCTGGAAGTAAAATATACGCTAACAAACAAAAAGCAAAAGTAGCAATGTCAGACGCACAATTGCTACATGCTGAGCGTCAAGCTCGAGGTGAGGAAGCTTACCAAGGTAAATTGTTAGAAGCAAGACAATCAGATTATAAGGACGAGGCGGTTCTTGTAATATTGACACTGCCAATTCTGGTTTTGGCGTACGGAGTCTTTTCAGACGACGTTCAAGCGATGGATAAGATAAAAGTTTTCTTTGAGCATTTCCAGTCGCTCCCGACCTGGTTCACAAATTTGTGGATACTTGTCGTGGCGAGCATTTATGGTATAAAGGGTACACAAATATTTAGAGGAGGAAAAAAATAATGAGAAAAAAGTTTGGTAACGGCGGCAATGGTTTAACTAAAGCACAAAAAACTTTACCACCAGAATTAAAAAAGAAAATTTTAATGTCTAAAGGTAAAAAGAAAAAATCTAAATCAATGATGAAAAAAGCGATGGGAATGGCATAATGGCTAAACTCTGTGCAAAAGGAAAAGCTGCAGCAAAAAGAAAGTTTAAGGTATATCCTTCAGCTTATGCGAACATGTATGCTTCAGGAGTTTGCTCAGGTAAAATAACACCGGGTGGTAAAAAAGGCAGTCGTAAAAAAGCTGCTAATGGTGGTTTGATGGCTGGCATGGCTAGAAAAAAGAGATTAAGTTGTGCGTAGAAATTTTGCAGAAGGTGGTTTAAGAAAATGGGTATCGGAGAAATGGGTAGACATTGGAGCACCGAAGAAAGACGGCAAATATCAACCTTGCGGAAGAAGCAAAGGGAGCAAGAGAAAATATCCGAAGTGCGTTCCACTTGCAAAAGCCACACGGATGACAAAGTCGCAAAAGGCGAGTGCTGTCAAACGAAAAAGAGCTGCAGGTAACCCGGGCGGTAAACCAACTAACGTTGCAACATTTACAAAAAGAACTAAAAAAGCTATGGGTGGATATACTGGACCAGCAATTAATTCTAATTATGGTGGAGTAACTTTAAATAATCCATCTTATGGAAAATATTATAAAGGTATGATTTAATGAATTTAGAAAAAGATTTACAAAAATTAAGAAAAGAAAAAGCATTAAAAGAATCTGCTATTGCACAACTTAGAAAAAGAAGTAGAGACTCTGTTGCAAGACCAAAAGCAGAAAAAAATATTTTATCAACAGATCCAAGGATGCAAAAAATTTAATGAGAAGACAAGATAAACAACCACCTAAAACTAAAAAATATTTTAGAAAAACTGAATCTGGTGCAGGTATGACTAAAGCAGGTGTTGCTAGATACCGAAGAGAAAACCCAGGTTCTAAATTAAAAACAGCTGTGACTGGTAAAGTTAAAAAAGGGTCCGCTGCCGCTAACAGGCGAAAATCATACTGCGCAAGAAGTGCAGGACAAATGAAAAAATTTCCTAAGGCTGCAAAAGATCCTAATTCTAGACTACGTCAGGCTAGAAGAAGGTGGAAGTGCTAGATCGATTTATTTATAACTGTTTTTCTAAACTTGATGATGCTATTGCATTTGTTGAGACGTATGTTATTAAAATGACAGAATGGTGTTGGCAGTCTAGAGTTAATTTATTAAATAAAAGGAGAAAGAAACATGCAAAACGAAGAATTAATAATATTAAATAAACTACAAAAATTCTTAAAAGAGTCTTATGTAAGTATTGGTGATAACATGATTGGTGGTGGTATTGACAATATGGAAAAATACAAGTATATGATGGGACAGGCACACGCCTATTTAAGAATATCACAGGAGATATCAGCCCTGCTAAACCCTAAGAAGGAGAAAAAAAATGATACTGAAAGACCAGAAAACGTCGTCGACTTCGGAAGCCCCAAAAGTTAAATCTGCATTATTAGATAAATACGAAGAAGACCATAAAAAAGAAGTAGACGGTTATGAACGTCTAAAGAAAA